ATGGGCATCGGTTTTAATGCTGCCAGTATTCAGGCCGCTGGTGGTTTAGAGAACTTCTTACTCGGTTTGGATGCAAGCATACAGGAGTATTCGGCAAAGACCGGACAGTTGAGCCAAACCATTTACGGACAGTTGTTCGGCAGTGCTGAAGCAATGCGACTGCTTGGTTCGCTGACGGGCGAACAAAAGGAAAAGTTTTCGCAGAACATTGGAGCGATGGCAGACTCCGCAGGAGAGATAGATGCTGCCTTCGACAATATGGCATCGACGGGAGAGAGCCTACGTCAGACGCTCGCTAACCAAATGCACGCTATGATGGATTGGGCTGGCTCAATAGCCAGTACTTCCGCACCTTATGTGGAATGGATAGCTAATAGCGGCATCGCCCTCATGAGTATGGTGCAACTCAGCGGTGGCATCAAGACAGTGGTGGCAGGACTGAAAGCTGTGAAGGTGGCCACGCTTGCGCAAGCAGCTGCAGCAAAGGTGGTGGCTGTTGCATCCAACATTTGGAAAGTGGCACAGATAGCCCTGAACTTTGTGCTCAGTGCCAACCCCATCGGTATTGTCGTGATGGCTATAGCGGCACTTGTGGGTGCATTGATAGCGGCGTACAATAACTGTGAGACCTTTCGCAATATCTGTGATGCTGTATGGGCAGCGGTGAAGAAAATTGCATCAGCCGTATGGGACTTTCTTGTCAGGGCATTCGAAAAAGCGAGTGCCGTGATAAAGAAGGCATGGGAATGGGTGAAGAAGTTCTTCGGCATAAAGGACGAGACCACAGCAAGGCAGACGGCAGATTTGGAGAAAAACACAAAGGCCACGCAAGCGAACACCAAGGCAAAGACTGCGAACGCCCAGACCGCCTTGAAGAACAATAAGAAACAGAACGCCCCCTCGACAGACAGCGGAAACGGCAGTGGAAGATCGGGGAACCAGGACAAATACAGCGGAAAGAAGCTTATCGCCAATGCCACGAGTTACAAGGAACTTGGCAACAACATCCAGTACTACCAGAACAAACTGGAAACTGCCAACGGAACGGACACCAAGACCATTGCGCTTTATGCAAAGAAAATCGCAGCCTTGCAAAAGCAGCAGGATGCGATAACGCAGTTGCAGGATGCGGCAAGCCGTCCCACCGAACTGAAAACCCTGAAGGACATCGATGCAGAAATCACTTATCAACAGGGATTGAGGGAGAAAGCCTCTGCCGATGAACTTGCAGTAATCGATGCTGAAATACAGCGTTTGAATGACCTTAAAACGGCGTTTGAACGCAGTTCGCATGTTGATGTAGGTTTAGACAAGATACAGACATACCGCCAGCTTGAAAAAGAGCTGCAGTATTATACAGACTTGTTGAAAACCGCTACAGAGACAGAGCGCATCGAGATACAGAAGCAGATAAATGCCCTTAACGACCTGAAGAAGAAATGGGACGATACTCTTGATGAACTGAAGAAGCCGGAGGACATCTCCCGACTGAACACCATCCGTTCGCTGGATGATGCCATCAGCTACTACCAGACCAAGCAGAAGAACGCCAGCGCATCGGAGATTGACGACATACAGCGCACGGTGTTGGAACTGGAGAAGAAACGCGATGCCATGAAGCAACTCACGCGCATTCCCGAAATGGAGGAAGAAGTGGCGAAGCTCGACAGTATGGAGGGCAAGACGCTGACCCTCGAACTGAAAACCATTGGGCTTGATGGTGTGAAGAAACGCATCAAGGAACTCCAGGATATGTTGGCTGACACGAAAAGTCCTATGGACGAGTCGCAGCGAGCCTCCATACAGAAGCTCATCGGCAGTTATGAGGATTACGAGAAGCGCATCCGCAAAAGCAATGTCACGTTAGGTAAGTCGTGGAGCACGGTCAAGGGTGTGGGCAATGGTGTCACCTCGCTCACCGATGCGCTGCAAGGCAACCGTGACGCATGGTCCACGATTACTGGCGTTGTCGATGCTGCCATTCAGATATATGAGGGCATCAACGGCATCATCTCAATTATTCAGACCTTGACCGCCGTAACAGGTGTCTCCAACACTGTGACCGCTGCAAGTGGAGTGGCAGCGACCACTGCTGCTACGGCAAAAGTAGCGGCAGCCCCTGAAGAGGTGGCGGCATCGGTAGCTACGATGGCGGCAGTAAAGGCTGAGGCAATGGCGTACCGCGAACTTGCAGCTTCAGAGTTTATGGCTGCACACGCCTACATTCCGTTTGCTGGTGCTGGCATCGCAGCTGGATTTATAGCCATGATGCAAGGGCTTGTTGCTTCGGTTGCCGTGACACCATTCGCCAACGGCGGTATTGTGTATGGCCCGACCTTGGCGCTGATGGGCGAGTATGCTGGAGCGAAAAGCAACCCGGAGGTGATAGCACCGCTGAACAAATTGAAGTCGCTTATCGGTAATAATGGCGGCGGAGGTGGCGGTGTGTACGAGCTGAAGGTTAAAGGCAGAGACCTTGTGGCGGTGCTTGCCAACGAGACGAGAATAAATAGAAAAGGAACAAACATCAAAATATAAGGAGCATGTATCTGCACGGACATTTTTACAACCAAAGGGAAGAGCGCATCGAGGTGCATATATTGACTGGTGGTGACCGTACTAAGGAAACTGTCATTGGTGAGAAGAATGGGGAACTGTCGTTTACTGATGATCCAGTGGAACTGACGAGTCAAGTGAACGATACGTTTGACCACTTGCTCTGCCAGCAGGCTACTGTACGCCTTCTGGCGCGGAACTTCGTGCCGGACTTCTTTTGTGCCTCATGCCGTGACGCTGTGGTGAACATCTACCGTGAGGGGGAATGTCTCTTTGCCGGATTTATCGAACCGCAGAGCTATTCGCAGGGCTACAACGAGGAGTTTGACGAGATAGAGTTGAGCTGCATCGATGCGCTGACGGCATTGCAATATGCTAAATATCGTGATGTCGGCTCGCTCGGTGTACTGTATAATGTAGTAAAGGCGGAGGCGGAACAGCGCACATTCTTGGCGATGCTGAAAGAGATATTGGGCGGAGTGACGGCTGAGCTTGACATCGTGGGTGGTAATGCCATGCGCTACCTATACGATGGAAGTAAGGCTGTGGATGATTTGGCTGGTAACCATTATGCGATATTCGGGCAGCTGACGGTGAGCGAGTTGCTTTTTCTTGGTGATGAGGAGGATGATGTATGGCAGCAGGATGAGGTGTTGGAGGAGATACTGAAGTACCTGAACCTCCACATCGTGCAGGATGGGTTCACGTTTTATCTGTTCTCCTGGGAGAGCGTGAAGGGCGACGAACGCATATACTGGCGAGATTTGCTGACTGGCGCAAGCGTGACGACGGCCCGGCAGACAACGGACATCATGACAGGTTTGGTGACAGACACGGATACGACGATAAGCGTAGGGGAGGTGTACAATAAAATTATGCTGACTGCCAAGGTGGAGAGTATGGAGAGTGTGATTGAAAGTCCGCTGGACAACGATCTTCTGAAAAGTCCATACAGCAACAAGCAGAAGTACATGACGGAATACAGCAGTGATGGTGAGGGTTCGAAAGCAATAAATGCCTTTGACGCAATGACTCACGGACAGGAAACCTCCTATAGTGGTGGTTGTGTAACTGACTGGTATGTGCAGATGATGAACAACAGTCAGTGGCTGTTCCCAAAGAGCGGGAGCGGTAACCTGATGGAGGAATACTGTAGTGAGGGGCGAAACCAACATATACTGCCGAACTGGTTGGCGAAGAACCAGGGTGCTGCCATCATGGCACTTGGTAAGGTGGAGAAGAAAACGGACGGAAAGGACAACTCCCCGACATCGAAAGTGGAAATGACGAACTACCTGGTAGTGAGTGTGAACGGCAACTGTGACGACAAGGAGGCAACTACCTATCCTAATACCAACTCGCTAAAGGCAGGTATACCGAGGGCTGTGTATAACGGTAGCATGACTGGTGGTGTCTTTTCGCCTACAGACGAGGGCACGACGAACTACATCGTGTTGAGCGGAAAACTGGTGCTGAACCCTGTGATGGCATTGACGGACACCTATAAAGCAATATACAACTATGATGGTGGAAAATGGGGAAATCTATTTACCGGAATTGGTAAATGGTCAGGTGTTACGGTGCCGAGCCGAAACAACGGTGACGGTCGATACTACACGCAGCAGTGGTGGAAGGCAGCATTGCCTAATGAGACAGTGGCATGGGATATGGAAACGGCGCACGGCTTTGTTCCGTTCACGGATACCGGCCCTCAGTTGTATGAGTTCAAGTATAGTGCCATTGGAGACGGCAGCGACCATATATCAAAGGTGGGTGTTCTGGCTTGTATGCTGATAATAGGGGATAAGTGTGTTGTGGAAAAAGGCACGGAAGGACAGGTGACGGACTTCGAATGGCGGAAGTACAAAACGCTGGAGGAGTGTTCCAATGAGGACGAATACTACCAGCAGTGTTTTACGATAGGTTTTGACCCGAAAATCGGTGACAAGATAGTTGGTACCAAGTTCGATTTGCAAAACAACGTGAACTATGAGCTCGGTATCGATGCGGAGGGCATAGCGATACCAATCAAAAAGGCAGATAAGGTGAGCGGTAGGGTTAAGTTTATGATTCTGGGACCAGTGAACGCATTGTGGGACGTGGTGACGAGACGGCACAAGACGTGGTTCAGACACACGAAATGGAACAGTACAACGATACCGCTGCTGGCACACGTGAGCAGCATCATGGTGGAGCAGTTTGAAGTTAAGATATACAGCGACAACGGACTGGTGAACAACACTGGTGACAACGACCTCGTTTACATGAGCGACACAAAGGAGAGCTTTGTGAACGTGAAGGACGACCTCGAAATGAAGATAAACTCAGCACTTACAGCTGCGGAGTGCCAGACGTTGGACGTGACGGACAGCGTGAAGATGAGCACCCCATTGAACACACTTACTGGCGAGGGACTGTTGGCGGTATATGACTATTCGAGGAGTGTGAGCGCTAAGCCTGAGCAGTTGTATGTGGACTACTATTACAAAGAGTGGCATGCACCAAGGGTTGTTATGACGCAGAAGTTGACGGATACAGATGGTGGCATCGTGAGTTTGTTCGCTCACTATCGCCATCCCATGATGGATAAAACCTTCTTCGTGCAGGGCATCAGTCGCAACCTTGAGGAAGGATATGCAGAAATGACACTTAAGGAGATTGAGCAATGATAGACATCAAGGTAATAAAGAAACCAAAGAACGAGGGCAGTACGTCGGCACTGAGAACGAGCGGCACCGCTTACGGTGGCATGGCAGTGAAGGAGGCTGCGCATGCGGCCAAGGCTGACATCGCAGAACTGGCGAAGGAGGCTATCCATGCCAAGGACAGCAACCATGCGATAGAAGCTGACCACTCAAAGGAGGCAGACCATGCTGTGAACGCAGATGAGTCGAAACATGCACTGGAGGCGGACCACGCCAAGGAAGCAGACAATGCAGACAAGTGGGATCACCATGAGTTTGATGATTATCTGAATCAGCCAGTGAGAAAGACTGATGGTGTGGCCTTTGACTCCGTGACCTCGGACAGCATAAGAAGCGCTGGGCAGTTTGTGGACGGACTGCTGGGCGCAGGGTTTCAACTGTGGAAAGGTGAGGATGGGCGCACCTACCTGACGGTGGATAAACTGACGGTGAGGCAGACGATGGCCGTGTTGGAGCTGCTCATCGAGAAGGTGAGGAGCGTGGGCGGTCAGATATGCGTGAGCGCGGCCAACGGACGCATCAAGACCGTGGAGGAATCGGGCGAGCACTATCTTATCACCTTCGAGCAGGAGAATATGTTTGTACAGCACGACCTGGTGCGCTGCCAGACGTTCACGGGAAAGGATATGCGGAGCTACTGGGTGGAAGTAACCGATGTTACGGAGACTGGCATCGTGGTGGTGAAGGAGGAGTTCGAGGGCGTGGAACCGAAGGAGGGTGATGAGTGTGTGCTGATGGGCAACACGGCGAACTCCGACCGCCAGAATATGGTGCTCATATCGGCCACCGAGGACGGTCAGCCGAGAGTTGATGTGATGGACGGTGTGAGTGGCAAGACCTTTGACAACGCTTTGCGTGCAAGGCTCGGCAACCTGGACGGCATCAAGGACGACAAGTTCCCGGCAGACCGCCAACCACGGGGCAACGGCCTATATGCAGACAACGCCTATATGAAGGGAACCTTCGTGCTGGAGACAGGCGAGGACGTGAAGACTCGGTTTGAGATAACGGAGGGCAAGGTACAGAGCGCGATCGACAGCGTGAGGAACGATTTCCTAAGCGAGAAGGGTTATCTGAACAACCCGACGTTTACATCGGGACTGGAGAAGTGGAACTCGGAGAATGAGACGGTGTTCTTTCTCGTCGGCAACAAATGGGTGTGGGCCAACGGCGCAGCACTCTCGAAGAAAGGCGACGGCGCAAGCGTCGTTACGGACATGGGGCGCAAGGTGGTGAGAATACGCAACAAGTACATCATGCAGAAACACGGCAACCTGCGCTTTGTGCCGACTTTTCCGACCAATGGCGAGGGGCAGAAGGAGCCCCTGCCGGTGTACTTGAGTTTCTTCTACCGCTGCGCGAAGGGTGGCACGCTGAAGATAGGGTTCGAGAACGTGGACAAGACTGGGTTCGCTGACTTCGACAGCATGGAGGTTAGCGAGCAGATAGCGGCGACGGACGGCTATGTGCAGTACACATGCAGCGGAGCGTGGAACGGTACGGGCGACTTCAACTTGTCGTTTGACGGAGACATCTACTTGTATATGCTGGTGCTGAGCACTGACAAGATAGAAGCACTGACCTACAAGTACAAGACGCTGTTCGAGCAGTCAGAGCGACTGGTGAAAATTTCGGCAGCCGTATATGACAAGGACGAGCGGGCGCTGCAGGAAACAGGACTGATGATACAGCCCGAAGGCACGGGCATCTATATAAAGGACGTGAACGGCAAGCTGGCGCTGATAGGCGTAGGCGTGGAAGAAACGGATGCAGAAGGCAACAAGAAAACCGTGATAAAACTGACGGCGGACAACATAAAGTTGGAGGGACTGGTAACGGCAAACGGCTACTTCAAGGTAAAGGAGGACGGAAGCATCGAAGCCGTGAACGGCACGTTCCGTGGCAATGTATATGCCGAGGGTGGCACGATAGGCGGATTCAGTATCGGCAACAGGCATATCGGCGGTGCGGACGTAACCTACAACGATGACGGAACCATCGAGGTGAAGGACACGGAGAATGGTCTGTTCCTATATGATGACATGATAGGGTTCAACGACAAGGATCGGCAAGCCATCATCGGAACGTGGAACAGTTTGGGACAGCCTATGTTGTGCCGACTGGTGGACACGGCTACGGAATATGGGTTTGATGTGGGGCTGTTGCCGAAATACGGCATCGTGTTCAACATCGCCAACTCGGTGAGCGGAAACTTCGCCTTTGCTGGCAGAGGGTCGGGCGTGCTGAACGGAACGATGGACGGCTACGCCTACAAGAAGATAGTCCTTGACAAGGCGAACACGGTATTTGTCGGCTACATGGATTTGCAGAAAGCAAACCGCTTTCTCGTGAAGGCGACGCAAGGCTCTACGGTGGTAGCCCTACCGAAGATAGGGCAGGCGCGGGATGCACTTGCTATCGGCGAGAGTACGCCGTTCTGCATGAGAGTAACCATCATTGCCGACCTTGGATCGAGCAACTACAAGGTGTGTGGACGCTATAGCCAGCAGGACAGCAAAAAGGAATATCCTTGGAACACCGAGGAACTGCCAGTGATGGTACATTGGGATGGCGGACACTACGAGACTCTGGATATGGGCAAGGGTGATACGCTTGAGGTGCTACTGGTATATGACCCAGACAGCACCGAGACGCTGAACGGCTGGCCTACGAAATATACGGCAAGAATCATCAATAAACAATCATAACAAAAAAGATATACGACTATGGCACTGACAGAAGAAGAGAAAAAGGAACTGGTCCAGGATGTGGTGAATCAGATAAAGACTGACAGCCAGAGTGTGGACGAGCTGGAAACTGTGAGCACACTTGACGGTGTGGTGAGCCTCCCGGCCATGAGAGGCGAGACGGTGGTGAGCGCCCCGTTGAAACTGCTGTCGAAACCTGCGGAAGATGCAGCAGCTGTCGCCAAGGCTTCTGCTGCTGTGGCTGACGCATCGGCAAAGAAAGCAGATACGGCAGCATCAACAGCGGAGTCTGCGGCCAAAACTGCCAATGATGCGGCAAGCAAGGCCACGGATGCCGCCCAGAAGACCAACGCTGCTGTGGCAAAGGCAGAAAGTGTGGAATCGGAGTACAAGGACACGGCACAGGCTGCAAGGAACGGCGCGACAGCGCGGTTTGACGGGCTGGTGGAAGGCGTGGAGATACGACTTGTATCATACCCCCAGATAGACGGTGTGTACTATGACACGGTGAACAAATCCTTCTGCG